ACCTTTTGGAGGCGCTTTCCGAGCAACTGGTGGATCGTTCTTATATCAAATGGATCACACAATTGAGTATGCTTCTCCTGTAGTATTTACTGAGAAAACTGATATGGATATGCGAGTTATCGGGCCTTCAAATGCCGATGTTTCCTCATCTTTCGATCTTACAATAGTTTCAAACACAGTTCTTTACGGTTCTTAGACAATGAGTGATACTTTAGAAGAATTAAATAACAACTGGACTTATAAATATGATATTGACCAGTACGCTGAAAAAGAGTACTGGCAAATCTTAAAGCAGGCTCCTTATGTGGGAGACTGTGAAGACTACTCCCTCACTCTTCTTTATAATCTTAGTGGCAAATCCATGAAGAGTTTTTGGAAAGAGATATTAACATTCAAAGCAAAAATGTGCTTCTGTACAGTGGGTGGAGAAGGTCATGCAGTTCTGCGCTACTACGGCATGTATATTGATAACATTCAAAGAAAGTGGTGCACAAAAGAAGATTTAGAAGAAAAAGGTTATGTATTCCACAGATTTTGGTATACCCCTTTTGACGTCTTCACAAAATTACATATTATAGGCAAAATTAAATGGCTATCGAAATAAGCCGGAGAGATATTACCGGTGATTATATTCATGATTTACAATCTGAGACACGATTCTTAAAACTCCCAGTACCTCCGTATTTGGATTTACTGGGTGTCGAACCGCTACCATCCCAGGTGGCAATTATTAATGCAATTAATAATCCAAAGTATCGTTTTGTCTGCGCCGCCGTCTCCCGAAGGCAAGGCAAGACTTACATAGCAAACATCATTGGTCAGTTAGTGTCTCTAGTGCCTGGCTCCAATATTCTTATTATGTCTCCCAATTATTCTCTGTCTCAGATTTCTTTTGATCTACAAAGGAATTTAATCAAGCATTTCGATCTCGAAGTAACAAAAGATAACGCAAAAGATAAAGTTATTGAAATTTCAAACGGTTCTACTATTCGAATGGGTTCCGTAAATCAAGTCGATTCCTGCGTAGGCAGAAGCTACGACCTTATTATTTTTGACGAAGCAGCTCTTGCAGACGGCAGAGATGCTTTCAACGTTGCACTTCGTCCAACTCTTGACAAACCAAACTCAAAAGCAATTTTTATATCCACGCCACGGGGTCGCAGCAACTGGTTCGCGGATTTCTTTCACCGTGGATACTCTGATGAATTTCCCGAATGGATTTCAATTCGTGCAACTTATAAAGACAATCCTCGAATGTCTCAATCAGATATCGATGAAGCTCGCAAATCTATGTCCGAAGCAGAGTTTCGACAAGAGTACGAAGCAGACTTTAATACTTATCAAGGGCAAATCTGGAAATTCGACTTTGAAAATTGCGTAGCAGACTTATCTCAGTTTGATACCTCCAACTTTGACGTATTCGCGGGGTTAGACGTAGGTTATAAAGATCCTACTGCACTTTGTGTAATCGCCTATGATTGGGATAACGATAAATTCTACCTTGTCGATGAATATTTAGATGCCGAGCGCACCACGGAGCAACATGCAGGAGAAATACAAAAATTAATTGATCGCTGGGATATAGATTTTATCTACATTGATTCCGCAGCACAGCAAACTCGATTTGACTTCGCTCAGAACTATGGAATTTCCACTATCAATGCAAAGAAGTCTGTTTTAGATGGTATTGGCCATGTTAGTAATATTATTGACAATAACAAACTAATCATAGATCAAACAGCAGAAGAATCCTTGGCCTGCGTAGATGCGTATCAGTGGGATCCAAACCCAAACCTTATAAAGGAAAAGCCCAAGCACAACAAAGCTTCGCACATGGCCGATGCTATGCGCTACGCACTTTACTCATTCATTACCGCAAACACCACGTTCTAGCGACACCTGCTTAAAAATAATGTTTGACAAGCTACCTTAAAGTAGATATAATTCTTCTAATGAAAAATCGGGAAGTCAAAAGAAAATGCCTAAGTTAAAACGCGATATAGTAAAGTATGTTCGAGATAAGGCAAAGTCTAAGTATGATAAAGGATCGGCTTGTGAGATTTGCAACGAGACGGAGCTGCTTGACTTTCACCATTTCTACAGTTTAACTCCATTGCTTAATCAATGGATGTCAAAGAATGGACATAACCCAGAGTACATACAATCACTTCGGGATGATTTTATAGAAGAGCATCATGCTGAGCTTTATGACCACACAGTTACACTGTGTCATACTCATCATTTAAAACTGCATTCAATTTATGGTAAAGATCCTGCGCTTGGGACTGCAAAGAAACAAATGCGCTGGGTAGAGATTCAAAGAGAAAAACATGGCTTGGTATAATAACATCTTAGGCAATAGAAACGCTGAGGCAGAGGAAAAATTAAATCCCGCTCAAAGTTACTATGGGCGTGATATTGAGCCGTCTCGTGAGTATACTTACCAGTATGAACGCGCATACGAAGACTTAGAAATCGTAAATCGCGGCGTAAATATGATTGTAGATGATGTTGCAGAGATTCCAACTGCGGTATCTGGACAAATTGCCTCAAGTGGCATTATAAAAGGAATTAAGCGTTCACGCGTAGATATTCTTTTAAACAAAGAGCCAAACCCATTTCAAGATATTAGCACCTTTCGACGTAATCTAATTACAGACTACTTGATTGATGGTAATATCTTTATTTACTTTGATGGCGCACACTTGTATCACTTACCAGCAAATAAAATGGTAATTCATGCAAGCAGTACTACCTACATTGAAAAATTTACTTTCAACGAGAAAGTTGACTACTCTCCAAGTGAGATTATTCATGTGAAGGAAAACTCCTTCTACTCTATTTATAGAGGCACATCTCGTCTGAAGCCTGCGCTTCGTACTATGATACTTTTAAAGCGCATGAGAGACTTTCAAGACAACTTCTTCAAGAATGGAGCAGTTCCAGGTCTTGTACTAAAGTCTCCAAATACTCTATCAGATAAAATCAAAGAGCGTATGATTATGGCTTGGCAGCAGCGTTATAGCCCTACTGCCGGTGGTAGACGACCTTTGATTCTTGACGGCGGTATTGAGGTTGATCCTCTTTCAAACGTCAACTTTAAAGATTTAGATTTCCAAACAGCAATTGGAGAGAATGAGAAGATCATTCTGAAAGCTCTTGGTATCGCACCAATTTTATTAGATTCTGGTAATAATGCAAACATTCGTCCAAACATGAGACTGTACTACTTGGAAACTGTACTTCCGATTGTACGAAAGTTGAACTACGCCTTAGAGCGATTCTTCGGCTTTGAACTTCGTGAAGACGTAACGAATATCCCAGCATTACAGCCAGAGCTACGGGATGCATCAGCTTATTATGCGTCATTAGTAAACGCCGGAATTATTACAGCTAACGAAGCACGAGTTGCTCTTGGCTTTGATCACATGGACGGCCATGATGATATTAGAATCCCAGCAAACATAGCAGGTAGCGCCTCAAACCCCGACGAGGGTGGCGCACCTACACAGTCAAATTCAGAAGGAGAATAATATGGCAGAATTACCCATAAGAAAGAAAAAAGTAATCATTTTAGATGCGGCAACGTTCTTTTTTGAGCACGGCCTACCTAAAAATATTGTAGAGTATGGCAAGATGAAAAACACCCCCATTAATGTACAAGATATCAAACGATATTTTAACAGGTGGGAAAGATTCCTAAAAGCTATCGAGGTTGGTCAACCAGATATGTGGAAACAAATTCAAGAGGCAGGACAGAAGAAGTCTGCGCCAAAGGAAGCACCAAAGCCAGAAGCTAAAAAGCAAGAAGCTGAAAAGCCCAAAGCTGATAAGCCTAAAGTAGCGGTCAAGCCTGCTCCGGCAGTAAAAATGGGAAAGTAAGATGAATAAAATTTTTAATCTTACGTCTACTTTTAAAGCTCTCGAAACTGAAGATGGTTCAGTAATGATTCGAGGAATGGCAAGCACAGCTGATTTTGATCGCGCAGGCGACTCCATCTCAGCAGAAGCCTGGCAGAAAGGTGGATTAAGTAATTTTGAAAAAAACCCAATTATTCTATTTAATCATGATTATGATAGACCAATTGGTAGAGCTACAGGTATGAAATCTGGCCCTAACGGACTGGAGCTGGAGTGTAAGATTAGTAAAAATGCACCCGGCAATGTAGCCGAACTTGTTAAAGACGGTGTTCTTGGAGCCTTTTCTGTCGGTTTCAGAATCAAGGACGCTGATTATATTAAAGAAACCGACGGATTAATGATTAAGGACGCTGAATTATTTGAGGTATCGGTAGTATCGGTCCCATGCAACCAATCGGCCACTTTTTCGCTCGCGAAGTCTTTCGACTCAGATGCTGAGTATGAAGAATTCAAAAAAACTTTCACTAATCGTGTGGATCTAGCCGGTCAGTCTCTGGCTAAAGACGAAGTCAATACTTCTAGCGTAGCTAGTGACGCACCGCAAAGCGTAGAGAAATCTACAGATCAGGAGATCAAAATGGAAAACCAAAACATCGACTTGGAAGCTTTTGCTAAAAAAGTAGCTGAAGATACAGCTGCCAAAATCGCAATGAAGCAAGCCGAGCAAAAAGCAGCTGAGAAAGCAGACATGGAAAAAGCGCAAGCTGAAGCCCAAGCTATTGAAGCTCAAGACATCCGCGTTAAGACTGGTATTCAGTCAGGCGTAGAAAAACTTATGGCAGACGTTGAAGCTAAGCTCAACGAAAAAGACGCTAAGTTTGACGAAGTAATTGCTAAGTACGGCAAAGACCTCGAAGAGAAGAATGCAGAAATCGAAGCTATGCGTAACAGCAAGCGTACTTTCTCTGATCGTTCAGACGCTAAAGGCGACATTTCTAAGTGGGGCAAAGACTTCATGTATGCTCACCTGTTGGGTGTAATGACTGGTAAAGGTATGAGCACTTCTTTCGGTCGTAATCTGCAAGAAAAAGCTGGTATCAGCTATGGCGATGCTGCCGCTGGTGATGTAGCAGGTCTTGCTATTGATACCGAAGTTTCTCGTTTGATCGAGAAAGAAATCATGAACGAAACCAAAGTTGCTAAGCTTTTCCGTGAAATTCAGGTAAATGGTAACTCAACTACTCTGCCAATCCAGTTGGATAACGGCGGCGCACAGTGGGGCCTTAATGCTGCAACTGCAGGTAACCTGACTAACGGCGGCAAGCCAGCAGTAACTACTTTGACTGCTCACCGTCTGATCTCTACTACTTTCATGGAAAATGAAGTTGACGAGCAAGTACTTATCAACCTTATGCCTATGTTGGTAGATTCAGTAGCCCGTGCACACGCAACTGGTGTTGAATCAGCTCTTATCAATGCTGTAGTTGGTAGTGAAGGCTTTAACGGTATGGACGCTTTGTCAACCGCAGCTACTTCTACTCTGGATTCTGCTGGTACTGTTCCTTTGACTGCTGATATGCTTTTGGGCATGCGCACTCAAATGGGCAAGTATGGTATCGATCCTACTAAGCTGGTCTACATTGTTAGCCCTTCTAAGTACTTCGATCTTCTGAACGATGCAGACTTCCAGACTGTAACTGAAGTAGGTTCTGATCTTGCTACTCGCATCTCAGGTGTTATTGGTGCTGTTTACGGTACTCCAGTAGTTATCTCTGAGCAGTTCCCAACAGCAGCTAATGGTGCTCCAGCAGCCTTCGCAGCCTATACTCCTAACTATGTAGTTCCACGTCTTCGTGGTGTTGCAGTTGAGAGTGATTACGAAGTTCTTGAGCAGCGTCGTGTTATCGTTGCTACTCAGTCTTTGGGCTTCAATGAGCTGGTAAATGGTGCAGCCGGTGCAGAGCCACTGTTGAGCCTCAGCTACATCTCTTAATAATAAAGAGTAAAAAACGAGGGGGAGTTCGCTCCCCTAAGTTTTTACTAATGGACTTTCAGA